CACAGATAGATTAGGAATTAGTTTAAGACAAACAGAAGATCAACTAACTCGAGACATGTTAACGTCCACCGCATCGTTCATCAATTGTACGGCGGGTGGTAACGGTGGGATCGCCGTTGTAAAATCAGACCTAATTGACTTGGAACTCGCAGCGTGAAAGACGGCGATGACAAGGCGGAACCCATAAGGGACCGTGACAGACTAAAGCGGTCAGAAACTCGAAAGAGTTAAGCGATAGTCGGGCCTCATGTGAAAGCATGAGAGGTAGCAGAAATGCCTACCCACTTAAATAGTTAGATAGCTTTTAAGTCATTAAAAGTAACAGAAATGGATAACCCGACGGAGATGACAGGACCAGACATCTTGGATGTCGTCCGTGCTCTTCGTGGTTCAAATGCATATAGCTTCCTCTCAGGAATTTCTGGACAAGATAAGTTCGGAACAGCTCCTGTTCGGGATGCGTTCTTTGCGCTCGGTCATACCGATCTAATCGGTCAGCTCGATAGCATTGGTGCATTCATACAAAAGTGGAATTATCCCAATCAAAACTCAGTCCTCGAAGCCGAGTATGGCGCCGTGTTCAATACACGATTCCTACTCTCTTCTGTAGGATCGATCACGCCTTCCGCTTCTGCCCTCGGCGCGAACGTTTACAACACGTTCATCGTCGGTAGAGAAGCCTATGCGTGCATTGAGCAAGATGGGTATTCCGCTCAGTTCGTCTACCGTCCACCTATGTATTCAGGGCCTCTGGCTTTGAACTCAGAGATTGGTTGGAAGATGGCGCAGGTCCCTCGCATCACTAATGATGCATGGGTCATCAATCTACGAAGCACACTGGCATAAGGAGAAAATATATGAGTTTTTCAACATCATCGATTCTCCGAGGAAGTTTTACTTCCACTGGTGCGCCTTTCACCTTGTCGGTGCCGGGTGTTACAAACTTCGGGCTCTACAATATTTCTAATATCTCTGCCAACGCACCTAATGCCGTTTGGTGGGCGAATTGGAATTTTGGGATGCCGCAAGGTTCTGCTTTGGTAGGAACCTCAAATGGAGGCCCTACAGATGTCCTTGAGACGTTTTCCGCCGCTAATGGCGTAGCTCTCGTTGATTCGTCTGTTCAGGCCCTAGGACCAGCGCAAGCTGCTACGGCTGTAAGCCAAGCAGCCGCTGCTGTAGTAACTTCTGCCGGCCATACCTTCTTGAATGGAGATGTGGTTCGTCTTGTAGGAACTACGGGGATGTTCCAAATTGCTAGCATGGATTTCACTGTCGGCGGCGTTGTCGCTGGGGTGTCTTATGAGCTTAGTAATATGGATACATCTGGTTTTGCTGCTCCTGCAACCGCAGGCTCAGCTAGATTGGTTCCCTTCGATCCGATCTATTATCCAAGACGCAGATTAGTAACCAAGATCTCTCAAGCCGCCGTTGCACGCGTAACGCTCGCGGTGACCCACGGGTTCACTGTAGGCCAGAAAGTGCGCATGGTTGTGCCTGTAGGTTTTGGGATGCCGCAGATGAACGGAATTCTTGCGAGCATTACAGCCGTAGGAAATGCCGACGCTGCCGGATCTACTAACACCATTGACTTAGCTGTCAATAGTGCGGCATTTGCCGCTTTTGCCTTCCCGGGTTCTTTTGCAAGCTACTTCGGTCAGTTTGCTCAAGTTGTTCCGGTGGGTGATGATACCCCAACACTTGCGGGTGCAACGAACAACCAAGCCCTTATTGGCGTAAGGTTGGGAACTGCAATCGTAGGAGCTGCTGGTAATCTCATTCAATGGCATGCAGAACGCGGGCTTACTGTTTAAGCCCTGTGGGGTGGGGAGTTATAGCTCCCCATTCCCATTAATTAACCAAACGCAAATTCAGGTTTAAAAATGTCAGTAAAAGTTCAAACCTCCAAAGAAGAAACACCAGCAGTCCATACGAAACCTTATCGCTGGGAAAAGGAACGTGAAAGAGAATCCCGAATGGTAAAAGGGGTCTTTCAGTGCCATGAGCCCAGAGGCGGTAGCGTAGAGTTCGTCTTCAAAAAGTTTAAAGGCGATCCAGTCACACGCTATACCTTAGTTGATGGGAAAGTATACGATTTGCCTCTTGCTGTTGTCAATCATTTAAATAATAACTGTAATTATCCTGTTTACAGTGAAACTTTAGCTCCCGATGGGTTAAGACAAACAGAAATTGGTAAGAGGGTTCAGAGATACAACTTCGTGGTTTATCCGGAGTAATTTATGGCTGTACCTACGAATTTAGCTGCGATTAGGACAAAGACGCGGAGGATAATTGCGCAGAATTCTCCTTTGCAGATTTCAGATGCAGAACTAGATAATTATATCAATACTTTCTATGTCTACGATCTGCCAATGCATTTGCCTCTTTTCAATATGAAGGAGCCGTTTACGTTCTATACGTCGCCGAACGTAGACACCTATGATTTTCCGAGAAATACATATGCCTTCGTGCAACCTCCAATGTATATCGCCGGGTATCAGGCGTTCTACAGTCAGAGCCGGGAGCAATTTTATCGATCTTTTCCTAAGATCAACTATTTTCAGCAAATAGGAACGGGAACAGGAGGAGTTGGACCATTTAGTTTTCAGACGACTGCGTTCCCGTTTTTGCGGGGGCATTTCAATGAGAATGGAAGTCTTGAATCAGACTTCCTTTTGAGTGCAGTTGATGCCATCGGCAATGCTATAAATCTCATCGATGACAGCATCGGTGGTTTAGTCGTTGCAGATACTTTGCTAGCGGTTCCAGGAGCTATAAATTATGTGACAGGGGCAATCACCGGAGTTGTTTTCCCAGTTGCACCCGCAGTAGGCACAAACATTAATGCTCAATATGTGCCCTATGTCGCGGCACGTCCATTGGCATGTCTTTTCTTCCAGGATCAATTCATCCTACGTCCCGTGCCTGATACTTCCTATCAGGTTCAAGTGGATGCCTGGAGGGTTCCTGTGCAGTTTGATGGGGCAAATCCTCTTGCAAATCCACAAGTGAATGAATGGTGGCAATTGATCGCCTATGGAGCGGCAGATAAATTCTTTGCAGACAATGCAGACTTCGAGAATCTTCAGAAGTTTAGATTTTTGCTCAACGAGCAGATAAAATTAGTTAATCGTAGAACGATTAAACAGCAAACTAATCAGAGATCGAGCACGATCTATTCTGATAGTATTCAATTCCCATATAATAATCAAGCATATCGGAGCTTTTAATGTCATTTTCATCTAATATTCCAGCCCCAAATAATTTCATCAGCGCAGATCAGCCTAAAATCACTGATAACTTCACAAAAGAAAACAATGATATGGGGGTAGATCATATTCCTTTTACTACCCCTAGCAGTTCTGGAAGTGGTCAGCATAGAAAAGTAACTTTCAATAATACTCAACTTGATCCTGCTCATAATTTTCCCATCACACAACTATATACGAAAACTTCTGCTGGGCCTAATACCTTTAATGATCTTTATTATTATGAAAAAGGATCTGCTTCAGGAACCAATGTTTTAAGGTTGACGGGGGGTGGCATTACGGCTGCAGCTTATGGTTCATTTAACGGTGCGAGTGGAGCTTTGATTTCTGGCTATAATATAACTTCTGGTGCACATCCTGGACTTGGAGGATATTCTTGTGTTTTTACTAGAGAATTTGCAAACGTAAATTATACTGCAGTGATAACGCCTGACATGTCGCCTGGGGGTGGGTTTGCGATTAAGATAATCACAATATCTAAGGGATTTGCTGGATTTTCTTTCCAAATTCAAAATCAAACTAATGCTAATTCTAACTGTATAACATATAATCTGATCATATTTGGTGATCTAAAATGACAGACCCTTCTCAACCTTACGCTATTGTCAATCTCCGAGAAGGGGCAGAAAGAGATGTCGAGCCTTTTCTTCTCAATAATGACGCCTTTCCTAATCTCGAAAATATGTATCTTTTCCGAGGAAGAATCGAGAGAAAATCTGCCTACATGAATGTTGGGAAATTTGGGAGATTGACGAAATTTTTCTCCGAGACTTCTCCTACAGCAGGATTGCCGAACGTACCCGCTGGAGCAGGTCCTTATGCCGGAACTCTTGCAAATTTACAACTTGTGGCTGGAAGTCTACAGATTTCGATTGCCACTGCGCCTCCTACGGTCCTTAAAGACAAAGGCGACGGGACTATTCTTCAAATCGCCCCCACTTTTCCTATTACAGGCATTACTCAAGCAAACCCAGGCGAAGTCACTTCAGTTGGCCATGGGCTTGCAAATGGCGATGTGATTTTCATTTCTGGCGTGACAGGAATGACCGAAGTTAACGATCAATACTTCACAATAACAGTTACCGGGGTAAATACATTTACTATAGGGATTGATACTACAGGATTTAATCCTTATGGTGGAGGAGGAATATTCCAATATCGATGCGGGACAATCAATTATTTAACTAGCGTTTTCACTGTTAATTTTAAACCGTCTTTGGCTGGCCCTGGACCTTATACCTTGACGGCGACTTATTCCACAGCCAATTGCCAGCCTTGTATGGGTCTTAGAGTCAAGGAAAAGACCTTCATCAATGATGAAGCTCTCTATGGATTCGATCCTCAGTTTTCATATATCTTTGCTCAAGGAACAAGCCAATTCCAGGAAAATACCCGCTACAAAGTGACTGGAATTCCTTTCACATGGACAGGGACTAATTCAGATTTCTTCTGGACGACGAATTGGCGTAATGCGATGTGGACGACGAATAATATTCCTGGGTTCAAATGGGTGCAGGTTACCATTCCAATTGCAGCAAATGCCGTCATCCCGCTTGCTGGGCATCCATTTGTAGTTGGAGATAAGGTCTATTTTACTATTTTTTCTCCTGTTCCCCCTCCAGCGTTTTTTATCACTCCTGTTCCTCCAGAGACACGACGATCTCCTGTTTTCAATGTCACGGCAATCGTTGCAGGAGTTTCATTTACTATTGATAATCCTGCTCCTCCTGTAATGATTACTACAGCATTTGTGATGATTCCTACAACGACTCTTGCAGGCATGACAGGAGATGGAATTCGATGGACAGATGAAGCTTCTCCCAATAATCCGACGGATGGCTGGGTTAATTTCAATCCTCCTTTGAGTTCTTCTTTTTCTCAGAATAGCTATCTTGAAGGAGCAAAATTGATCGTTGCCTATAAAGATAGGCTTTTGGCCTTCAATACCTTCGAATCTACTCAGACAACCACAGGAGGTCCTCTTATTGCTCCTGTAAATTTTCCTCAGCGTGTGCGTTGGTCGCAAAATGGAACGCCTTTTTATGCTTCTCCTATTCCCACAAATCAAGGGCAAACTTTTGATGCATGGTATTCTGATCCTAATAGCATTGGAAGAGGAGGTTTTTTAGATGCGCCTACTAATGAACAGATCGTCTCTGCAGCATTCATCAAAGATACCCTGATTGTTTATTTTGAAAGGTCTACATGGCAAATTGTCTATACAGGAAATGAGATTCTGCCTTTCATTTTCCAGAAAATCAATACGGAACTTGGCTGCGAATCTACTTTCTCTACCATTCAATTCGATCAAGGAGTTTTAGCAGTCGGCAACATAGGGATAACCTCTTGCAATAGCGTCAATGTAGAGCGAATCGATCAGAAGATTCCTGATGAAGTTTTTAATTTCAATAATCTCTTCAGTGGCGTCCAAAGGATTCATGGAATCAGAGATTTCGGATGGCAGTTCGTCTATTGGAACTTTCTCCAAGCAGGAGATACTAGGGAATTTCCCAATCAAGTTTTATTCTTCAACTACATGGATCAATCTTGGGCTTTCTTCGATGATTCCTGGACATGTTTCGGATATTTCCAAAATGACAATGATCTTACCTGGGCTGAAGCTACATTTCCATGGAATACAGCCAATTTTGCATGGTCAGCAAACGCATCTTTTGCAAAATATCCTATTGTCATCGCAGGAAATCAGCAGGGATTTGTCATGCAGATCAGCCAATCTCTTCAAGTCGGCCTGAATGACCCCGTTCTCTGTATTGACGCCGTTGCAGTAGCGGCGACGACGACAGTCACTTCTCCCAATCATAATCTCATCCCTGGACAATATGTCCAACTCATGAATCTCACAGGCATGACGCCTTCGACGAGCGCTATTTTCCCAGTCATCAGTAATGATACCAATACTTTCCAGATTGACACGACATTTGCTGGGCCATATTTAGGAGGAGGTTTAGTCAGAATTGTTCCCAATTTCAATATCACCACGAAGCTTTATAATCCCTTTTATCAAGAAGGAAAAGGTGTGCGCATGTCTCGGCTAGAGATTTTGGCGGATTATACATGCGAAGGACAGATCCATTTCGATTATTTCGATGGTTTTGCCTATACGACGCCCATCAAATCCCAGCAGATGAACACATCTCCGGACAATCCGGTTCCAGCTCCAGTCGATCCTATCTTCGAAAATCAGGAATACATCCTCTGGCATAGGCTCTTCCCGAATATGAGCGGTTCCTTCATCCAGATCCAGATTGCTTTGAATGATCTTCAGATCAGGAATCAAACTATCACTTCTTCAGATGTTACGATACAAGGGATGGTCATGTACTTACAGCCAACTGGGAGATTGATCTGATGACATCGAATTTTCAACCAGCAAATGCTTTAGCCCCCTATCTCAAGACTTCTCAATATTTTCCTAATGACTTCAATGAATTCCAAGTTATCATCACAACTCTTTACCGAGATATCGCTAACAGCGTAAATGCCCGAGAAATAGGCATATATCAGCTACAAGAGCAATTGACGGGTCAGCAGTACTTTGACCCTACCTCAGCCCAGAAGACGCGCCAGACGTTCCGCAAAGTGGTTCCTTTTTCAGCAGTCTTGGTCGCAGGCCTAAATACCCAGGATCATGGAATAAGTATTACATCCTCCGCTCAGTTCACTCAGATCTATGGGGCTGGAAAGAATGCTGCCGGGACTCGATGGGTTCCTTTCCCACAAGGAGGAGCAAATACGTCCATGCTTGAAGTCACTGCGACGACTATTGAATTGACTATTCCTGCGGCGTATGCGGGGTTTCGGGCGCAGGTGGTTTTGGAATATTTAAAGA